AAGCGTATGCAAAACGCTCTGACAACACGGTCGATGACGCTGTTGCAGCGTTTTTGGAAAAGAACTTATTTCCGCCAAGGGCTAGCAAATGATCCGCAAGCGCGTCATCTTCGCCGTGTTTTTGGGGGTGATGACGGTGCTGTCTGGCGTGGTTTTGACTTCTGGTGCCCTGATTTATTACACAGGTTTCCTTGATGGCAGCAAACGATGTGACGCGGCAGGATTAGTGCGATGACGCCTCGCCTTGGGAACCTAATGAGCCTTGCGTTGCTGCCCTTCTTTGCTTTTTTCCGTTCAGACAGCCCGCACCAGCTGGCAGCAATTAAGGAACTAGAGGACGCGTTGCCTGAAGAGTTGTTAGCTGAGGATGCAGCTTGGTTCGAGGCGTGGAAAGCTAGTGGGATTGCTCAAAAGGCGGTTGTTCCTTATGTTCACCAGCTCGATTTTCAGTACAAGGGGTATCGACGGTGTTTAGACGCATCAGCGGCAATGTTGGCTCTTATGTACGGCAAGGTGAAAAGCGCCGAAGAGTATGGGGATCTGCGAAAGAAGTTTGGCGACACGACAGACGTGAGAGCCCAAGTGAGGACACTGAGAGAGCTTGGACTCCACGCCGAGTTCAGGAATGATGCGGACGGCGCATTAGTTGAAGCAGAGATTGCCAGCGGTCGCCCTGTCCTTGTCGGTTGGCTGCACAAGGGCAACATGCTCCGAGGCCACCCACCTATGTGCGACTCGAACTCCTGCGGCCATTGGAGCGTGTTGGTTGGGTTTGAGGGCACCGAATCAACTGGAGATGCGCAGTGGGTGATGCACGATCCAATGGGCGCTCCAGATATTGAGCGTGGAGGGCACCCACACCGTTATGGCGGCAAAAACGTCAAGGTGCAGCGTGGAACGTTTAAGCAACGCTGGCAAGTCGAAGGCCCTGGATCGGGTTGGGTAATCCTTGTAGACGACGAATGATTGGGGCACTGCGCATGGTTCTCGCGCCATGAGCTGATTAGCAGGCCGGGTGCCCCTGGCAAGCCTGACTGACCCGTCTCATAAGAGTGGGAAGACTGATGCTAGTGCTTAAAAGTCCGGTAGCCTGTGGATTTGAAATAAATGGCAGTTCTTAGCGACTGGGAGATCCGTCTCAAGTGTGACGGCAGTCAAATGGTGTGGCCTTTTGCTCCAGAACTGCTCAACCCAGCGTCTCTTGATGTGCGGCTTGGGGATCACTTAATGGTCGAGTCGATCGAGAGCCCCGACTTGAAGCGTTTAGACATCTCAAACAGGACACAAGATGACCCATACCTTCTCCTGCCCGGCGAGTTTTGCCTGGCTGAAACACTTGAGCGATTTGATTTACCAGAAGACGTCAGCGCACAGTTTGTACTCAAGTCAAGCCGTGCAAGGGAAGGTCTCAATCATCTTCTTGCTGGCTGGTGCGACCCAGGCTGGCATGGAAGCAAGCTGACGCTTGAGCTAAAAAACGAGCGCAAGCACCATCCACTGCCGCTCTATCCAGGGCTAAAAATTGGACAGATGGTATTTCACGAGATGAGTTCAGTTCCAGCTCAAAGCTATGCACTAGTTGGTCATTACAACGACCACCTAACCGTGATGCCGTCAGCGGCGTAATGAGCAACTGGTATTGGCTTTACAGCTATATCTCTGCGTTTTGGGCGACAGTCGTTGTTGGCTGCGCCCAGCCAGTTAATTGGAATAATTGCTGGCCACCTGACTGGCTATTGCAAGGAGTACATGATTATATGCACGTAAGATCAACGCGCCCTTACTCCCAAGAGCGCAAAATCCTGCAATCCATGGAGCAAAGCGATGGCTTGGAATGAATGGATGGTGGTATCGAACACTTTGGAAGAGGAACTCGCTCTTGAACGTGCAGTAAGAGCGGTTGAAAAGATCCCAGACATTGAAACCTTGCAGGGTCTGGCAATGGCTTTGACAAGGCAAGCATGGCATCAGCAAAAGCTAATTAAGCAAGCGGTTGGTCATATCGCAGAAATGGACGCAGTTTATGCGTCGCTTGAATAAAGCTTTTTGAGTTCAGCTATTAAGGCAATCACGTATTCTTCCTCGGATTCCCGGAAGTAGCGGGTCATGCCGTTGTACTCAACCCGCCAAAGCTTGACGCCGTCCTTGTCAACAAGCTCAAGACTTGTCATTTGACCAGAAATACGCGCAATCTTTAGCGAAGGTGCCTCCTGTCATCCTGCCTTCTGGGCATCCAACACTGCAGTTGGCTTTCACGATTTCCCAATGGATGCAATTCATGCATCTAGGTTGACTGTTGCTAAGGCATTTCGCATCAGCGTAAAGTTGCTCAGCTTCCAAAACCGCATCAGGAAGCTCTACCGCAGAGAGCGCATAAACCACCTTCTGAGTCTTTGTTTTTATTTTGACGTGCCATACACCATCGTCTTGGCTTAAAACCATGCGACCGGCGTGGTAGCGCAAAGAAGGCACGTTTTACTTGTATTTGTCTTTAATTATCTCAGCAAGTTCAAGTGCTGCCGACTCTGTGTCCTGAGAAGGCCCCCAATGCACAACCTTGCCATCAAAAAACCATGGCTTGAACCGACACAAACTGCCGCTAGGACAAGGGTGAGCACCTGTGTTCATTGCGGCAACACCAGAGCTGTAGTTCATGTGATGTAAGGCCATGAAACCTGAGTGTCGCCTTGCCACACTTCAGGGTCAACCTTCTGAGCTACCGCATAGTTGCGAAAAATCTGCTGAAGCTCCGTAGTAGGCAAGCCAAGCTTTGCGGCTTGTTTCGCCACATTGGTTTGCCCTTTGTACAGCTCATCAAGAGCGTCCTCTAGGGTCATGGTGCAAGACGCGCTTTGCCCAAACGCTTTTGCACGTAGTAATCCATGACCTGCGGCGCCCAAGACTTAAGACAAGGCAAAATCAACTCGCACAGCTCAACGATTTCCTTTTGCGCGTCAAGCTTGGATCTGAGGTCAAGGAAATGCAGCGCACTCCTTAAGTTGAAACTGACGACAAAATTTTGCCTGAAGTTAAAAGGCAGCATGTCTCTTGCATGCTCCTCTGCGTGGCCATCTTGCAGTTTGTATGCGTAAACCTTGGCTAGGTGCTTGGCAATCTCAATGTCGGTTTGGCGCATGGTTTCGCTATAGGCATACTTCCTGCCACCCCTGCTCCTATAGCTGCCAACTGGCCTGAAGTAAAACAAGTCCTCTATGTCAATGCCATTTTCAAAGAAGTACTTGTAAATACGTTGCCCGGTGTAACGCATTGATTGAACGTCAAAGCTCACGCCAACGCGATGAGTCCTGGCTTGTTGCATTACAGAGTGCGGAAAGCCGGTAACAGACAGGCTGATTTGCGGGTGCTCCAGCGGGCCGTAATGACCTCTTTCGCCATTAAGCAGGTGCTTGACCACCAACGCACCGGCATTAACTTCAGGCGGAGCCTGCACATCTGCAACTGAACCTTCGTAGTAGTCCTGATGCATCGCGAGCCATATCATCCGCTGTGGCTCAAAAGTTTGGCTCAGAACTTTGACGTAAAAACGAGAATCGAGCATCACTCAAAGGTTGAATTCTTTTTTGGTTTGACTGTCAGCTAAAAGCCTTGCCTTTTCGTACAAACGATCAGCCTCAAGCGGGCCGAGGCGCTTTGCTACTTGCTGCCTAAAAAATGACAGGTGATATTGAGTATTGAACGGCACATGAGAAGGCGGCTGGTATGACTCAACCTTCTCAAGAAATACTTTTACCACTTCTTTTTTGACACTTAGCTTGTGCAGCCAGTCATAATCCTCGCAGTCTTTCTCCTTGTTGAATTTATCGTTAATGCCATCAAGCGCTCTTTCAAGCTCAGTCTTTAGCGACTTAGCCTCGCTCGGCGAAAGGCTGTTGATCTCATCAGCATATAGTCGTCTATCTAAATATCTACTTTCAAAAAAAGAGTTGTCAAAAAACTCTTGCGTGTACTTGGTTTCAGGCATTGGATAATACTGTAAGAGGTAATTTTAGGGCAAGGTTACCTTGATAGCACAAAGGCTAGGCTGAATGTGAGCCAACGGATTGGCTCTTTTGATCATCCACGCCCCAACTCGACCAACAGGCTGCAACAAGTCGCTGGGCTCTGCTGGTGGAATGGGCTTGATGTACTGGATTGTCCAGCTGGGAGGCTGGATCAACATGATTGGACGCCTCGTGCCCCATCGCAGCAGAGTCAGCCCAACGCGCTCAGCTGTCCTCGACAATTGCATTGATAAGCACCTGCTGTCCGTTTGCTAATTCAACAACATCTTGATAGTCATTCAGCAGTCCCAGCAAGCATTCTGCGGGAATTGGAACACTTGTGTCCCCCGGCAAGGACTCAAGGTCCTGCCGGGTCTGCTCAAAGATCAGCTGCCAAGGTGAGCTTGGGATTTCCATTTCAGAAGAAGTCGTCCTGCTTTGGCTCAACCACCTGTCCGGCCGTGCCCTCCGCCAACGTAGCTGCAGCACTGTCAACCGAGGTTGACTGCTCTTTTTCTTCTGCTGCACTCTTGGCCTCCTTGGCAGCCATCATTACCTTGTAATTAGGTTCATAGCTGAGAGCGAGGTACTTTTTGCCTTTTTTTGACTCCTGCTGATACCCAGAAATCTTCAAAGGGACAACAACCTCATTGAGGTAATCGTCAGTCTCCAAAGCGTCACTTCTAAGTGCATAATGCAAATACTCAACCAGCATTGGGAGTTGAGATTTAGGGATAGAAAGAGTCCCTGTCATGTGCGGGTAGTTTTTATTAGGGTCGTATTTGTCTTTGTATAGCCTTTGGTGATCTTCAGCGGTGTTTTTGAAGATGTTGGACTTGAACTTGAATTCCATTGAATCACTCGTGAGAAACGATGTTGTTCTCTTCATAAGCCTCGATGTCTTGAAGCCTATAAAGAATTTTTGCACCTATTTTTAGGTACTTGGGGCCAGTTCTTGCGATGCGCCAGTTTTGCAAGGTTTTGGCCTTGCATTGCCAGCGCTTCGCAAGATCTTGTTCAGTCAAAAAAGTCGTCGATGTCATCGGTCTTGACCTCAAGGACTTGCTCTGGCTCGGTTTTAGGGGCCAGTGTGCTGTTGATCTGATCGAGCTTCGATTCCGGTGGCTCAGACGCAACCGACACCTCAGCTTCAATCACCTCATTCTCCTCAACACTCTGAA